ACGGGATTAGATGCTAGATGCTTTTTACATGAACTAGATCACTTAGATGGAGTTTGTTTTACAGATGGTGTAGGACAATTAAAATTAGCATTAGCAGTGAAGCAACAACAACAAAGGAAGAGTAATGGTCGAACCAAGCGATAACTTACAGGCAGTTTTTGAACATGCCATAGAATCGGCAAAAAAACTGCATCATGAATATTTGACCATAGAGCATATCTTATTGGCCATGCTGGTCGATGAATCGTTCAGCAATTGTGTACAAGGATTCAACAACAGTTCGGATGTTCTTAAAAAGAATCTACAAGATTATGTCACAACCAAGTTGAACGAAATAACTATTCAAGACGTAGTAGTTAAACCTAAAAAAACCCAAGCAGTTGAGCGTGTGCTTAACCGTGCATTTACTCAAGTGTTATTTAATGGCCGTCAGCGCATTGAACCAACTGATGTGTTTTTAGCCATGATGGGTGAAAAACGTAGCTGGGCACAATTTTATATCCAACAAGCGGGCATCGACAAAGATAAATTTGCTGATTTCATCAATAATACTGTAGACGAGAGTGAAGAAGAAAATATGCCACAAGAAGGTAGCATGAATAAAGCACTTGCGGCTTATACAACTAATTTGAATGATGCAGTAAACAAAAACAAAATCGATCCCGTTATCGGTCGTGTGGAAGAATTAGAAAATATTGCATTGAGCATGGGGCGTCGTAGTAAAAATAACGTGATCCTTGTGGGCGATCCAGGTGTGGGCAAGACTGCTATAGCAGAAGGACTTGCTTATAATATTGTCAAAGGTGCTGTACCAGACTTTCTAAAAGACTATACAGTTTATAATCTGGATATCAGTGCCATGTTGGCCGGTAGCAAGTATCGTGGAGATTTTGAAGAACGTTTTAAAATGGTTCTCAAAGGGCTAACTAAAAAAGGTAAAACCATTTTGTTTATTGACGAGGCACACATGATCAGCGGTGCTGGATCAGCTGGTAATTCAGCCAACGATTTGGCTAACATGATGAAGCCCGCACTGAGCAAAGGCAATATCAAGGTTGTGGCATCCACAACATGGGAAGAATTCCGCAAGCACTTTGAAAAGGATCGTGCGCTCATGCGTCGTTTCCAACGTATCACTATCGACGAGCCAAGTCAGGAAATGACTTTGCAAATCCTTAAAGGTATTAAAAAGTATTACGAAGGATTCCACAATGTCAAGGTGCGCGAAGATGCATTAAGTGCCGCAATCAAGTTAAGTGTTAAATATCAAACAGATAAGAAACTACCGGATAAAGCAATTGACCTAATCGACTTGGCTTGTTCACGGTTTAATCTTAAATTGGCAGACGAGCGTGTGGTTTCCGAACGTGAAATTCAGTTTGAACTTGCTAAAATGATTCAGATGCCTGAAGAAAAGATTATGGAAACTGAAAGTGCTGGACTGTCTAATCTGCAAAACAATCTTGAAAAAGAAGTTTACGGTCAGGATCTTGCCTTGGTAGAGATTGTGGACAAGATCATGGTTGCACAAGCTGGCCTTAAATCAGAAAACAAACCTATCGGTAGTTTTGTGTTCATGGGGCCAACTGGTTGTGGCAAGACTGAGACTGCCAAAGCATTAGCTAAGAACTTGGGCGTTAAACTGTTGCGCTTTGACATGTCAGAGTATCAGGAAAAGCACAGCATCAGTAAGCTGATTGGCAGCCCACCGGGTTATGTTGGTTTTGAAGAAGATTCTGGTTTGCTGATTACACAGATTCAAGAAGCACCTAACGCTGTATTGTTGTTTGACGAAGTAGAAAAATCACATCCAGATGTAACTACCATCCTGTTACAAATGATGGACAATGGTTTTATCACTGGCTCGAATGGTAAGAAAGCCGATTGTCGAAACCTGATCCTTATCCTTACCACTAACGCTGGCGCACAGGATGCTGAGAAGAATACTATCGGGTTTGGCGGGCAGGAAAAAGAATACAGCGATAAAGACTTGAAAAAGTTCTTTACACCGGAGTTCCGCAATCGATTGGATGGTATCATTACATTTAATAAACTTGCAAAAGAATCTATGGTTAAAGTTGTTAACAAATTTGTTGATGAACTGCGCGAACAGGTTAAAGACAAAGGTATTCGTATCAAGATTAACAAAGAAGCCACCGAATGGCTCATTATTAAAGGATTCGATCCTAAAATGGGTGCCCGTCCCTTACAACGTGTGATTGATAAAGAGATCAAGCGTCCATTAGCTAAACTAATGCTGTTTGGAGATTTAAAGGCAGGTGGTTGGTTAACTATAAACATTGCAGAGGATGCTATTAATTTAGTTACCAAACCCAAAGAAACTAAGTTACCGTTGCTAACATCGGATGTAATACTATCAGATGCAGTATAAAACAACAACTAGACTATTTAAAGGAATATACAAGTACAAGATAGTACTTGTGTGCCCTGGTGCCCAGCATTTTAGATATCGTAGTCATGAAGAAATCATAGCACATTTGTTAGCCGACACAAAATCTAGGACCAAAGAGAATCTGCAATTTACTCTAGCTTTGCAAAATACATTAAACACCATGGAAAACATCGAAGTTCGTGTTGAGAATCCATGGATTTCTATATACACAAACAACGAATCTGACCTAAATAAAATAACCAAGTTAGATCAAGATTGTGTAAAGTATATCAGCAAACCTTCTATAGATTTAGAAGAAGGTACAGTTTTGATGCCTAAAATGGACTACGATTTCAGAGTTACACTGGGCAAGACTACGCACGAACACTCTGCGTTCATAGAATGGGCCGAATCTAACAGTAAGATCAAACTGACCAAAGGATGCATTAAGGATCTGGAAAAGCCGCGTAGTTGGGGCGGCAAGCACTTCTATGTCAAAGGTGACAAGAATCTCATGGTGGCCAAGATGCATCTAGAAGGCGCAGTAAGCAAAGTAGAGCGCATAGTTAAAAATCAAACTAGTTAAAAGCTGATAAATACTCTAACCGCAGTGAATTCTGCTGAATATTTAATCGGGCTAAAAAATGCGCATAAATGAACTATTAGAGGGTAAAATCTTCAATGATTTAGACTTCGTATCACACAAACAAGATGGTAAACGAGAGATCAACTACGACCTTGCAGAAGACCTTGTACATTTCATGAATCAAGACGATCATGTTTATAGACGTATTGTACACCCAACTATTTCAAAATTTATAGATCTCAGAGACGCAAAAAAACAAGTCAGTCCTAAAATATTCAAATCCGCAGTGGAAGAATGTTATAAGCAGTATATCAAGCATTTTCCGATTAGAGAACTTCCAGACGAAATTGACGAGGAAATGTGTCGTCAAGTTTGCGATAAAATGTACGAAGACGTTACTCAAGACCATTCTGATGGCACGTACAAGGACTAACTATGTTCCTTCGTGAACTGTTTGTAAATCCTAAAAAAATCCTTTTGGAAGGCGGAAATATCTGGCCGGAGTCCGAGCACTTTGACCAAGCAATTGCCAACCACCTTGCACACGAAACAAACAAGTATCTAAAAGGTGTTCATTCAACTGTACATTTAATTGGTAGTGCCGCAACTCCTACTCCTGGAAAAATGAGTGGTGACTTAGATGTTATGGTTGATCTAAATCTATTAATGCAACAGTTTGGCACTAAGGATGGAAAAACTACCAGAGCAGAATTAGAAAAGTATTTGCAAGGGCAAGGACTACCAACTAAGAAAACTGGAGTAACTGTACACATATTGTTGCCATACAAAGACAAGTTTTATCAAGTTGATATTAAAGCAGTGGCTAATGCAGACCGTGTTCACAAGTTTCACCACCATTCGATTCCACACGGCAGTCCGTACAAAGGTGTACACAAACAAATGATGATGAATGCCCTTGCATCGAGCCAGAACATGTTGTGGTCGCCAGACGAAGGTCTATATGCAAGGGATGCCGCTGGAAAGAAATCAGAATTCATTAGTGACGATTTGGATGTGATTGCAAAAAGACTTATTGGCCCCGCGGCCAAAGCACAGGACTTAGGAAGTGTAGAAAGCATACTGGCTGCAATACCAGACCAAGCAAGACGAGATCAAATTTTCCAGCAGGCTAGTAGTGGTGCAAGTTGGCAGGCGGTAAGTCCACAATCAATCAATGAAGCGGCTGCGCCATCTGTGGGTCGTAAGTACCAACACATTGAAGATTTGGTATTCACTAACGGTAGTGTTGGTGGATTACATGCTGTAGAACGCTTACGTCATATGACCACTAAGGGCAAAGGTATAGAATTAAAATGGGATGGTAGTCCTGTGGTATATTGGGGACGTGATGAAAATGGTGTGTTCCATATGTTTCCAAAAAATGCGTGGGATTATATAAAGCGTGGCACGACCCACACCAAGAGCGGTGTAAGTACCATGATGAACGACCCAGACGATGTGATGCAATTTATACTTGGCACTGGTAAAACAGAACCTGGCAAGGAAGCTCAACGCTCTGCATTTGCACAAGGTCTAGCCAACCTATGGCCTTATTTCGAATCAATTAGTCCCAAGTCAGGATTTTTGGAAGGCGGCATCTTATTCAGTCCACTACAGCCTCCTGTATTAAATCCCACAACAGGTGATTGGGATTTTACTCCCAACATAACCAGTTTTCATATTCCTTCGAACAGTGATTTAGGTAAACGCATTGGAAAAGCCAAAGTTATGGTTGCGGCAACTGGCCATTACACACATATTGGTAGCGAAGAAGGCCGTTATGCTAATGCAGAACAGTTAAGCAGTCCTGATGTTATTGTGCAAGGTACAACTTATGTAGAACGTGCTCCTAAGATTGATCATGCTGGGTTAGATCATGCTGAAGCATATATTAAAAAGAACAAGGCCATCATTGATAGCTTTGTTGCTGGTCAACCTGGATTAACTAATCCTGGTGATAAGTTATACACGTTTTTTAATCAAAACCTGCGTGTAGCAGGAGTTAAACAAAAGTTTGTCAACTGGGCTAATAGTACACTCAGTGCTGGACAAGCACAAAAATTAACTAGCCACCCTGGATTGGATGCAGTATTGACTGCTGTGGAAATGTTGACTAGTGAAAAGATGAAAGTGATTGCCGCATTAAGTAGTGGTACACATGGTGGCATTAGACAAACTAAACCTGAAGGCTATGTACAAGCACACCCTGGCGGTAAATTTAAGAATGATTTACCTGGACAGTTTGTTAAAACTATTGACCAGGCAAACTGGGCACCACGTAAAGACAATATTCAAGAAAATATCAATCGTACCGGTGAAGGCAAGGCCGCGGTTGTTGGGTGGGGTCGCGGTATGGGACACAAAGGCCATATGTATTTGGCTAGCAGTGTAATTACACAGGCTACCGAGACAGGCGCAGATCCTTACTTTGTTGTAAGTCGTACTGTAGGCAAGGACGATCCGATTACTCCAGAAGAAAAAATGCAGATATACCGTAAGGTATTTCCTAAACACGGGCATATATTCCATACTGCAACAGACGAAATGCCCGATTTGACTCGTGTGCTAACACAATTAGATAAACACGGCTATACCGATGTAGTTGTAGTTGTAGGTGAAGATCAAAAGCATGCCTTAAGTTATGTTACACAATATAACGGCAGACCTAACAAAGCAGGCGAGATTCCGTTTACCTTTAACACATTAAATGTTATTAGTCGCCAGGAAACCAACGATCCAAGTCGCGAAGAGGAAGGGCCACGTGCTACCCCAATGCGTGATATTCTTAAAGATCCTAATGCCACAGAAGATGAAAAGTTTGCAGTATGGCGTGATTCCATGGATCCACAAATCAGCGATGAAGAAGTTTTAGATTTGATGCACAAAGCACAGCAACGCATGAGTGACCCTACCTTTGGAAAAGCACCAAAGAAAGCCAAGCCTGTAAAGGAGAATTTGGTTAAATATGCTAATAAGGTAATAAGAGAAATGCGAGCTAAAGAATTCGTTGCTGAAGGTCACCCAAATGCAGGTACAGGGCATACTACTGAGCTAGCTACCGATCACGATAATGTAATGAAAGGTGCAAGTCGTAGCCGCGACATTGGCGGGTATGATCGTGTATATCACATGAACCGTTTGATGATGGCCATGGCTATGCATGACGGTAAAGGTCCTCATCCTGTAGACAGTGCCAAAGATACTTGGTTTGAAAAATACAATACTATGCATCCAATGACTCAAGAAGAAGATAATATGATTCGTGGTGCTATGAAAACAGTTCCAACAGATGGTAAACATGTTAGTAAATTTGCTCACAGTAAAGAAGCAGAAGGCGGCAATGTAGCAAGCCCAGTTGCCAAGCCTAAAAAGAACAAGTACGGAATATAATATGCGAGCTAAAGAATTCTTATCAGAACAAAATGGCAAGGCAGTTATATACAAGGCCAAGAAATTTACTCACGGCAAACTCGGTATACCTAACGATCCTCTAGAAGCTCATAATACTCATAGCCGTTCACAAGATGCTAACGAATATGGTAGTCACCGTGAAAAATTAAATCCTGAAGCAGAACTTGTAATGCGTGGTGCTATTGGGGTTCCTAATGAAAACCCTTATGATTTATACCGATTAGGCATGGCTATTGCAGGTGGCGATCGCAACATCCCAGGTGTAGATGCGCTAGGACAAACTGGATTGATTTTGCCATTCAGTGAACAAGAGCATCAAACTATTAATGCACATATTAGACGTCAAGGTCTTAAACCAGAAAAGCTCAGCACACATGGTAGTGAAGAACCTTTACAAAATAATAAAACTAGTCCTGTAGCTAAAATTAAACGAAATAGGTACGGTGTATAATGGAACACAACAAATATCATCTTGCTATTAAATCCGCGTTTGCCAGCGAATTTGCTTTTTATTTAAAAGCACATAACTTTCATTGGAATGTAGAAGGTATTCATTTCCGCGAACTGCACGATTTGTTTGGAACAATTTACGAAGAAGTATTTGAAAGCATAGATCCATTTGCAGAAAAGATACGTGCCATGGGTGCATATACTCCTGCAAGTTTGCAAAAGTTTAGTATGCTAAGTCAGCTAGACGATGAAAATGATATACTACCTCCAGAACAAATGGTTGCAGAATTGCTAGCAGACAGCGAAAAAATGGCGGAAATATTCCGTGTGACATTTGACATGGCCGAAGGTGCTGGCGATCATGGTCTCAGTAACTTCTTGGCAGACCGTCAAGATGCACACAAAAAACACTGCTGGCAACTACGTGCCACACTAAAGCACTATGGATGAACTTGCCAGAATACGTAAATTAGCAGGTATAACAGAATACAAAGGTATGATGCCCTATGCCGGCAGTAATATAAGTATTACAGGCACAGAAAAAAAGATTATAGAACGCGAGCAGAACATACAACCCGGAACAGAAGAATGGTTTAAACTATGGTTCAGTTTACCTAAATTCATGGGCGGAGAACATCCTGTAGTTCAGCATAGTCCAGGATTCAGGAGTAGGAAATGAAATTAAAAGAATTGTTTAAGGAAAGTGGTTATAATCATGGCCATGCTGATCCACGAGCTCCACAGCTGGGATCAGATGAAAAGCGTGACCGCAAACGTGCAGAACTACAACACGAACTTGGACATGAAACCAACAACATTGCAATAACAATCAATGGTAAAACTTGGAAGGTTGTTCCATGCAAGGGCACCGCAGACAGCCGAGAAGAGCGCGAATACTTGCAACATATGAAAAACTGGGCTGAAAAGAAATCAGCTAGCTCAGGCAAAAAGTGGTCTGTGCATCTAACAGGCGCACCTATTACTGAGTCAGCAAGTGCAGGCGCTACAAGTAGTGCCAGTATAGCTACTGTAGCCAACCCTGATTATGCAAATAATGCTAACAAAAAGCCTGTAAAAAGTGTTAATGCACTGGATCAGGACGAAGTGAGCTTGTTTGGTACGCCTATGGAAACTGTAAAAAGTGCGTCCGGTAAGAAAGCCGCTATAATCAAAAGACGCTAAATATATAACAAGATAACGGAGTATACTCATGCCAGCAGAATTAGACCAAATGAACCCAGGAATGGATCAAATAGACAGCCCAGAAATGGACCAAGACGCACAAGATTATTCACAGCCAGATGGCGGACATGATCGTGAAGGTGCTATGGCCAAAGCTGACTTATACAAATTGGCTACATATTCACACAAATTATTCAAGCAATTACATGACAACGATCAAATGGAAGCATGGGTGCAAGCTAAAATTACCAAGGCTGCCGATTACATTGCATCAGTATACCACTATCTAGAATATGAAATGAAGTTCAGCGAGTACGGACATCATTTGGACAATAGCGACACACTAAGTGAAGGACAAAAAATGAAATTCCAAGAAATATTAGCAGAAGCCAAAGACAAGATGAAAGATCTCAAAAAGAGCCAAGCTGAAAAAATGAAGGGCAAGAAAGTTGAAGAAGGCATCTTGAGTGGTGGCGAACGTGCTTGTGCAGAGTGTAACGGTACTGGCATGGTATACGAAGAGCCGAAGCCAATTCCTGATCATGTTAAAGGCAAAGTTGCCAAATATAACACAATGATGAAGGCTACCAAGGCCGCTCACAAACGCATGGATGCCAACAACAACGGCATTCCAGACGATGAAGAGATGGACGAAGAGTTCGATGACAAATCCAAAGTTGGCGACACATTTAAAACTAAAACAGGTGTAGCAACAAAAACCGATAAAGGTGTTAAGCACACCAACACCAGTTACAAAGATGACGGTGAAGCAGAAGAAAAGTCAGGCAAGGGCATTAAGAGTCATGCCAAAGCACAATCGGCTGCCGAGAAGAAAGAAAAGGCTCCTGCACAAAAGCAAAGTCCTAAGAGTGCTAAGACTTGGGGAATGAAAGACGGTGAAAAGTTTGACAACCGTGACAAGCAGAAAGATGAATCAGTTGCTGAAGGCAAAAAGAAAGGTGATGGCAACTTGGCCAACAATGCCAAACCCTATGACAAAATCACACGTGGTGATGTTATTGCCGGACGTCTTGGAAAAGATGAAAAAGGCGGCAAGTCTGTTAAAGAAGCCGCACCAAGTGCAGGTCTAAGCAAAGAAAAAAAGTCTGCTACTGTTAAAGCTGCCAAAGCAGGTAAAGATATTGGAAAGCCAGGTAAAGGTTTTGCTAAACTAGCTAAGAAAGCTGGTGGTGGTGAAAAAGGTGAAAAGATTGCCGCTGCCGCTATGTGGAAAAACATCAAAGAAACTACTGCGTACATTGAAGAGAAAAAAAATCTTCCAGGCAAGCAAGAAAAGATCGATGTCGCTGAACCGAAAGGTAAAATTGATGGTAAGGACTTTGCCGCATTACGTGCAGGCAAGAAAGAAACTGTTAAAGAATCAGTAGATTTAGATCGTATGAAAGCACTAATGCAACGTCTTAATGGATAATTATATGGGATTTGCAGAACAACTATTAAGAGAGTTTGTTGAACAAGGCATAATCGACGAAGCTCCTATGAGTGATGAACAGTTAAGTGCATACTATACTGATCAGTTGACCAAGATGATGGCCACTGCCACACAGCCTTGGGAAAAAGCACAACTAATGGCTAGATTAGAAAATGTAAAACAAGGCGATCGTCCTCGATCAGCCAACGGTGGTCCTATTCCAATGTTGCCGCCGGCAGAATGGGAGCAAAAAACCGATCCTAAAATTGTACTACGCATTGTAGGAGTTAACGGTGCTGGTCTAAGTCCAAAATTCCAACAGGATCATAGTAGTTGGTTTGGCCAACAGGCTACACGCATGGGATTGGAAGAAAGTACTGAATTAAATCATATCAAGAGTCTGGTTACAAAACTATCAGGAAACTAAACATGGACATGAAACGCATATTACAAGCGTTAGACCATGCAGAAACAAAACCCGTAGTTGGTCAGGACGACATGAAAAAATTCCTTCAAGTTGTAACTGAAGGAGCAAGTCCTCACAAGGTTGCATTACCAGTACAAATGGCCATGCAACACTATCAAGAGTCTCAACCTCAACAACCAATTATTAAAAGTCCTATCAAGACCAGTGTTCGAAAGTTCTTTAAAGAAGTAGAAGTTGAACATACAGATAAAATGGCAGAAAAGAAACAGTTATTACGACAATATAGTCAAACTATTGCTGAACGTGTATTGATGAGAGAGTTTAAAGAACGTCCGGACGATGAAAGTAACTTTGTGTACAAAGGTGATAATCCCAATGTCAAAGGTGCATTAGCAAAAGCTAGAACTCAGGCAGCTGGTGCAGACGATGATTTTGAAGCATTGATCATAAACAGTGATCGTGTTGCTACTAATTTAGAAAAAGCCCAAGATCAAATAACACGTCAGCAAGAGCGAGAAGATGAACTAACTGATATACTGAGTGCAGCCGAAACTCGATTTAGAGAATTAAACGCCAAAGTTGCCGCAGGCGAAATCAACGATCAGGATGTGGCTACTGCACAGGCTGCCCAAGAAATTGAAAAAGATGTAGATCATGCAAAAGCACAAGTAGGGCAAGATAGCGGGCATCAAGAAAAAACTTCTAAAACTAAAGCCGCAGATAAAATTAAAGAACCCGAGATTAAAAAGTCTACTAATCAAAACCCTACTGTTAAAAAAGCTAGTACTAAAGATGCAGGAGCCGCCATTGATAAAATGGCTAGAATTAAAACACCCACGCCTAAAGTCAATACCAAACCCGCTGGTGCCGCAATTGATAACATGGTTAGAACTCCGGTTGCACAAACTGCACCTGCAGATACATCAGCCAATCCTGGTTTTCCCTTTGATACTTTTGCACATACAGCTAATACTATTAGGAACATGGCAAAACCTGACAATCCTAACCTAGTTCCAGACAAGCCGGTTAAAGATCCAAATCAACTTAATTTGGATTTAAAAAGGAAATCTACTCCAAAAGGAGTACAAAGTGCTGGCAGAAATTCGAAGGCATCGTCTACTCCCAAAGATTTGCCAAAACCTAATCCTGCAGAGATTGCTTCTGCATTATATAAACGACTAGGCGAACCAATCCCTAAAGCTACTAAGAAGATTGACCCGTTCGCTAGTGTTGATAAAAACTTTGGTTCTCTCGAGGAACCCGCTATGCAAGCTGAGAATCACTACAACCAAGACGCCAATGATCAACAGTTGCCAGTGGACCAACCCCAACCAGCACAGCAACCTGCACAAGATATACAACAACCTGCACAATATACTGATCCTCAAAATCAAAAACGTAACGAAATTGACTCAAACTTTCTTATAATTAGAAGAGGGTTAAAAAATCATTTACCTAGAGTAGATATTCATATAAATGGTGAAGGTATTACCGTGTACAGGTCACAGATGTATGCATTAATACAAACATTAGGTCATATTAACAATCCCAAAACAGCACACGAAAGACGTGATAAAATTTTAAGTAGTGCGGTTGAATGGTTTGACTGGGTTGAAAGTACCCCTACAAGGAAATGGATCGGACATTTTGACAATTGGTGGAAGAAAGAACAACGCCGAGCCAAAACGGCAAGATTACAAGCAACTGGCACTCAAGAATTGCCATTACACGAAACTGTACTAAATTATCTAGCAACTAAAGAAGGATTCCCCAATTGGATCGAAGCCAAGAAGATTTTAGACGAATCTGAATTTGTCAGCTTGGTACACCGTGCTTCCAAGTTGATTCACCAATTAAAAGAAAATGAAATCTCGGGACACAGCATGGGTTTCAAACCAGGGCCCGGCAGTCCTGGCATGCAAAGCAACGCACCGGATGGTGGGCATCTTGGCCTGGGTGAAAAAATGGGTGCAAAGAAAACTTTAAAGAACAACAATCCTTGCTGGACTGGTTACAAGCCAGTAGGTACCAAAAAGAAAGGCAGCCGTACTGTTCCCAATTGCGTTCCAAATAAAAAATAATTGGAATAATAAAAATTTTTTACCTGTTGCATTTGCACGATAAGTAGTGTATAATAGGCAATATAGGAGATAATTTATGTCAGGACGTTCATACGGTGCAGAAGAAAAGGCAAAATTGGAAAGACTCATCGCAGAAGGCTCAACAGTACTTCGCGAAGTAGAGGACCTTTCAGAAGGCTTGAAAGAAACAGTCAAGGCAGTTGCAGAAGAATTGCAGATCAAACCCAGCGTTATCAATCGAGCTATCAAGATTGCACACAAAGGCGATTGGCAGAGTCACAATGAAGATTGGGCTGAAATTGAAGCAATTTTAGATATCACAAAACGTATCTAATAAATACTAAAGAGAAAGGTCGGCGGGCCATAAACCGCATGAAGGTATTTGCAAGCCGTAAATTGCATATGGAGAACTAATGAGCTATGTAGATGCATGGTTTGACCGTGATAACGATGTTATCAAGATTGTCGAACGCAACAAGAAAGGTGAACGTGAGTTTCGTGACATACCTGTCAAACACACATTTTACGTAAAAGACCCTCGCGGCAAATATCAATCAATCTACGGCGATCAACTCACCAAGATTGTCTGTAAGAATACCAAAGAACTCCGTAAAGAACAAGCCATTAACAGTGGCAAGGAACTGTACGAGAGTGATATCAATCCCATATTTTCCACACTGAGTGAACACTATCTCAATCAGGATCCTCCCAAACTGAATGTGGCATTTTTCGACATTGAGGTAGACTTCGATCCAGAACGTGGTTATGCAAGTCCCGACGATGCGTTCATGCCAATCACCGCTATTGCTGTGTACTTGCAGTGGATGGAAACAATGGTATGTTTGGCCATTCCTCCTAAAGGTCTAGAAATGGATGCAGCCAAGGAAATGGTCAAAGACTTTCCCAACACATATTTGTTTGATAACGAAGCAGACTTGTTGGATATGTTTTTAGATCTGATCAAGGATGTGGACGTTATCAGTGGATGGAACAGCGAAGGGTTTGATATTCCATACACTACCAATCGCGTGATCAAAGCCTTGAGCAAAGAAGATACCAGACGATTTTGTCTGTTTAATCAATTTCCCAAGCGTCGTGAATATGAAAAATTTGGCCGTAACAGTGTAACCTATGACTATATTGGTCGTGTACACTTGGATTATCTTGAACTGTATCGCAAGTACACCTACGAAGAACGCCACACGTATAGGCTGGATGCCATTGCTGAATACGAGCTGGGCCAGCGCAAAACCCAATACGAAGGCACCTTGGACCAACTGTACAACAATGACTTTCGAACATTTGTTGAATACAACATCAATGACTGCAAACTGTTGGACGACTTAGACAAGAAATTAAAATTCATGGATCTAGCCAACACACTGGCACATGAAAATACTGTGCTGTTACAAACCACGATGGGTGCTGTGGCTGTTACTGAACAGGCTATTATTAACGAATGCCATCGCAGAAGCATGCAGGTTCCCAATCGTGTCAAGATGAGTGAACGTGAAGATCTCGAAGGTGCGGCTGGTGCCTATGTTGCTCATCCCAAAGAAGGAATTCAAGACTGGGTTGGTAGCTTGGATATCAACAGTCTATATCCCAGTGCGATTCGTGCGCTCAACATGGGTCCAGAAACCATTGTTGGGCAGTTGCGTCAAACAATGACCGAAGAATTTATTGAAACACAGATGGCCAAGAATAAATCGTTTGCGGCCGCTTGGGAAGGTAAATTTGGCACTCATGAATACGAAGCAGTTATGAGCCAAGAGATAGGTACGGACATCACTATCGATTGGGAAAATGGCGACGTTGATGTACTCAGTGCCGCAGAAGTGTATAGATTAATTTTTGAAAGTAACCAGCCCTGGATGCTTTCGGCAAATGGCACTATCTTCAGCCACGAAAATGAAGGTGTGATTCCGGGGCTACTTAAACGCTGGTATGCAGAACGCAAAGAGATGCAGGCCAAACTAAAGGAGTCTATCAATGCAGGAAACAAAATCGAAGAAGAATACTGGGATAAGCGACAGCTTGTTAAGAAAATTAACCTTAATAGCTTGTATGGTGCTATTCTTAATAGCGGTTGCAGATTCTTTGATAAACGAATTGGACAATCAACAACGCTGGTCGGTCGCCAGATCGCAAAACATATGGCGTCCAAAGTGAATGAGATCATTACAGGTGACTACAATCACGTGGGCAAAGCAGTTATCTATGGCGATACTGACAGTTGTTATTTTTCAGCTTACAGCACACTGAAAAAAGATATTGATGCGGGACTTATTCCGTGGACCAAAGAAACTGTTATACAACTGTATGATCAAATCGGAGAAGAAGTCAACACAACATTTCCTCAATTCATGCTGGATGCATTTCATGTGCCTAAAACCCGTGGCGAAGTTATAAAAGCAGGTCGTGAAATTGTTGCTAGTAAAAGTTTGTTCATTACCAAAAAGCGTTATGCTGTGTTGTACTATGACAAAGAAGGCAAACGGGCAGACATAGATGGCAAGGCTGGCAAGATCAAGGCCATGGGGCTAGATCTCAAGCGCAGTGATACTCCGGAATTTATTCAGAACTTTTTGAGTGATGTACTTGAAATGGTACTGATGGGTAAACCCGAGCAAGAAGTGTTAGATGCTATCAGTGAGTTCCGTATCAAATTTAAAGCTCGTCCTGGATGGGAAAAAGGCAGTCCTAAACGTGCCAACAATATTACCGAATACGGTGCCAAAGAAAAGAAACAGGGCAAGACCAATATGCCGGGGCATGTTCGTGCCAGCATCAACTGGAACATGCTCAAGCGCATGTACGATGACAAGTACAGCATGGCTATCACTGACGGTGCTAAAGTGATTGTGTGCAAACTCAAACCCAACCCGCTAGGCTTTACCAGTGTGGCATATCCGGTAGACGAACTACGATTGCCACAATGGTTCAAGGACCTGCCGTTTGACCATGCTGAAATGGAAGCTACCATTATCGATAAGAAATTAGACAACTTGATCGGTGTGCTAAAATGGGATATCAATAGCACGGAAGAAAAGAACACATTCAACAGTTTATTTGAGTTTTAATATGGAAATTATAATTGCAGGATATGGATTCGTTGGCAAGGCTGTTGGCCATGCTATAGAAGGTAAAAATATCATACACATAGTTGATCCAAAAATTAACTATAACGTAGTTTCTGATTACAATTATGCAGAAGGTGTTATTATTTGCGTTGGAACTCCCAGGAATCAATTTGGCGATTGTGACATTGGGCAGGTCACAAGTGTAATGGATACTGTGCCTGTACAGTTACCTGTGCTGATTAAATCAACCATTCCACCCGACTATCTAGAAAAGATTTTAAAACTGTATCCGCACCATAGCATTTGTTACAGTCCAGAATTTCTACGTGCGGCCACCGCTGACACGGATTTTTTAAATCAAGAAAACATGATTTTAGGTGGACACGATCCATTTGAAATATGGAGTACCTTGTTTAGGCTTGCATTGCCTAAACTCAAAACTATATTCTATTGTACCATTGCAGAAGCCAGTATGTTAAAATATGCTACCAACACATTCTTAAGTGTCAAGGTAACATTTTTTAATCAGTTGTTTGACATGTGCCAAGCCAATAATGTTAATTTTGATACTGTAATCAGTTTACTTAAATTAGACGACAGAATTGGAATGAGTCATATGCAAGTACCGGGCCCGGACGGAAGTCGTGGATTTGGAGGAAATTGCTTTCCGAAAGACACAGAAGCATTTGTTCATTTTGCTGATCGATCCACTGTGTCACACACATTGGTAGAATCGGCAATAAAATACAACAAAAAGATAAGAAAAATATTGACCTAGTCAATAAAAACCTATATAATAACACAACATGGAGAATCATATGAAAGACTTTTTACAAGACCTAGTAGCACATACACACAGCTTGGGATTTTTACCTCTGGTAAAAGTCAGTGCAACCAACAAAGACGTCAAGGTTGAATCGATTGCAGAAGATCGTTCAGTAATCTTGAACGCAACTACGCACACGCCAGTAGACAATCTCGAAGGCACATTTGGTATGCCGAATCTCAACAAATTAGATTTGCATTTGAAATGCCCTGAATACAAAGAAGGTGCTGGCATCAGTATTGTTACACAACAAATTAACGGTGAAGATGTTCCTACAGGCTTGCATTTTGAAAATGCCATTGGAGACTATGAAAACAACTATCGTTTTATGAATCAGCAAGTGATCAACGACAAAATGAAAACTGTTAAGTTCAAAGGCACAACTTGGGATGTTGAGTTTCAGCCCACTGTGGCAGCCATTCAAAGATTGCGCTTTCAAGCGGCAGCACATACAGAAGAAACCGTGTTCCAAGTCAAAACAGAAGACAACAATCTAGTGTTTAGTTTTGGTGATGCAAGCACACACGCAGGTGAGTTTGTATTTGAATCCAATGTTGGCAAAAAGCTGAAACAAACATGGTCATGGCCTGTGCAACAAGTGCAAAGTATTTTGAGTCTCGCTGGCGAATTGACCATGCGTATTGCAGATGCTGGTGCCATGCAGATCAGTGTGGATAGTGGAACTGCTGTATACGATTACATACTTCCAGCACAAAGCAAATAATGACTGAACTCCATAAAAGAACTGTAGTCAGAGCAGTAACTTATAGAATTATTGCATTGCTGATTACGGCTCTATGGACCGGATTAAGCAATGCTATAATAATTCATGTGATACTAACTGCAATACATTATGCACACGAACGGGTATGGTTAAAAATAAAGTGGGGTCGAATTGAATAAGAACTTAACAGCACATCAAAGCGATTACGCATATTTCCTGCCGGCAACGTCTGGGTTTTATAGTACCTATATAGGTAAACAGCGTTATAGCAATTATGTAGATCCTGCACGTATTCCTGCCAGCTTTGGTCCTATGGGCATTGAAGCAATGAATTATTTGAATCCCAATGCGGCGTTCTATTTTGATCATTGCTTATATTCAGCTGGACATGCCAACTTAGATTTGACCAAACCTGATCCAAGTGAAGACATGTTCCGTAATAGAGATCGATCAACCAGTTGGGTGTTGGGTGATTCTGGTGGATTCCAGATTGGTAAAGGTGTATGGGAAGGCGAGTGGAATGACCCAACAGGGCCAATAGTTGCACAACGTATGGCCGAAGCTGTTGCCAAAGGCGTTGAACACGTGCCAATACTAAAAGATGATGGTACACCTAAACATGACAAACATGGCAATACCAAAATGCTCAAGATTGATCATGTTAAAATTTATCAAGCCAAACTAGATGCGGCACAAAAGAAACGCGAACAAGTACTAGCATGGATGGACGCATTAATGGACTATGGCATGGTACTTGATATTCCAGCATGGGTTGGTCGTAGCCCAGTAGGTGCTAAAAATAGTTGTATTAGTGATTATGATCAAGCAGTTGAGGCCACAAAATACAACAACAATTATTTTATCAAGCATCGTACAGGTGCCTGCAAGTTCTTGAACGTGTTGCAAGGTGAGAATCACGGGCAAGCAGAAGATTGGTATCAGAAAATGAAAGAATTTTGCGATCCAACAAAGTATGATAAACCGTTTAACGGTTGGGCTATGGGTGGACAAAACATGTGTGATGTCGAACTCGTACTAAAAAGATTAGTAGCATTGAAATTCGATGGACTTCTTGAAAAAGGTCATCAGGATTGGATGCACTTCCTAGGCACTAGTAAATTAGAATGGGCACTCCTGCTAACAGACATCCAACGTGCGATAAGGAAATATCACAATGAAGACTTTACCATATCTTTTGACTGCGCCTCGCCTTTTCTGGCAACAGCAAATGGACAGATCTACGTCCAAACAGAAATTACAGACAGACAAAAATGGCTCTATCGCATGTTGCCAAGTGTTGACGACAAAAAATACGCCAACGACACACGACTGTTCAAAGACGCAGTAGTACAAGACAAATGGTTTGACAATTTTGAATCCAGTCCTCTGATGGATGGAGTGGCAATCAAAGATATTTGCATATATGCTCCCGGCGACCTAAATAAGATAGGTAAAGAAGGACGTACCAGTTGGGATAGCTTTACCTATGCCATCATGATGGGCCATAATGTATGGATGCATATCAATAGTGTACAAGAAGCCAATCGTCAATATGATGCTGGCTTGTGTCCTGATATGCTAGTGGATGAACAGTTTGATAGGATTTATTTTAAAGATGTAGCGGATCTGATATTTTCTAGAGATACCAAAGAAGAAGCGGATGCAATTATTGAAACATTTAAAAAGTTCTTTATGAGTATTCCTGGTACTAGAGGTTATACAGGTAAACGACTTATTAATTCAAATACCATGGCCGAAGAACACTTTGATATTGACATAAATTTAACTATCGAAAAAGCAGTTGCAAAAGAAGCACATAAACCCGTACTTAACGAATCACTATTTGAGTTTTAAATGACACTACCTGATGAACGATATCGTGCTGTAATGGAAACTAAGAAGTTTCTATTATCCATTCTAAACACCAGAAGCGGATTGTCAAAAGACATGAAAGAACAAGCTAGATGGTGCTTGAGACATTATCCTAGCGAATACGATATGGATCGTGCCTCCGAGGGCTCACCTGACGTCTTTCAAAGACGTATGGAAGATGTAACCCGTATGTTCAAAGCCTATGAGGAAAAGAAAAATGAACAAGCGTAGTTTGGTAATTGGTATGGGTATCGGTCAGTTATACAAAACTGTTTTGACCGATCTGGGACATGAGGTGGTCACTGTGGATCGCGATCCTAGCAAAGGTGCAGATTTTGAGTCAGTTGATGTGGCCATTATAACTCATGGTGCATTTGATACTGTGCATATTTGTACACCCAATTTCACACACTTTGATATTGCTACCAAAGTGGCAAAACATGCCAAGATAGTATTCATTGAAAAGCCAGGTGTAAGTACAAGTAGAATATGGGAAACGTTGGTTAAGACATTTCCCAACACACAGTTCATGATGGTTAAAAACAATCAGTGGCGTGATAACATTGTAGACCTAATCAAACTTACAGAGAAATCCAAGAGTATAGAAATACGTTGGCACAACAAGGATCGTGTACCCAATCCTGGCACATGGTTCACTACCAAAAAATTGTCATTTGGTGGTGTCAGTCGAGATTTGATGCCTCACTTGCTCAGCGTGTTCATGGTGTTGGAGCCCTACTATAAAACAGCCACGCCCACATTGCGGGTGGCCACACAGGATTGGACATTGAAAGATGTTGCCGATACAGATTATGGCACAGTTAACGCAGATGGCACATATGATGTAGACGACAATTGCTGTTTGGGATTTGTGTGTAACAATCGAGTATGGATGTTGAGTGCAAATTGGCGCACATTACAAGAAGACGACCGTGCCATTGTCTTTACCATGCAGGATGATAGTCAAGTTCGGGTAGAATTAGGACTTTGTCCAGAACAAGCATATCAAACCATGATACAAGATGCATTACTAAGCTACTACGAATCAACGTTTTGGAACAAGCAACTGACTCAGGACCTATGGATACACGAACAAATAGAAAATATATGATAGTTAACTGTTTGCAAACAACTGGACAAGGGCAGTTCGAAGAGGTTGAGTACAGCAAACCCGATCCCGAACCTTATGAGATTGAAGTCCGTGCTGTTATGACCGGTGTGTGTCGTAGTGACATCGACATGATGCAAGGTAATTTTGGTCCATTACCGTTGGGTATGCAAGGTCATGAAGGTATTGGACAAGTAACACGTATCGGTTCTAGTGTAGTGACCACCCAGATTGGTGCGTATGTTGCTACTCGTGGCGAACCTGCTTATGCAGACTATTATAATGTACGCATGGATGAGTATGTGGAGATTCCAGAAGCACATCCTCGCTATATTTTAGAGCCTGTGGCTTGTGGTATTAATCTTATTAATCAAGCCAAAGATTTAATTGAATCAAAACAAGGTGTGGAAAGCAAAATGCTTATTTTAGGCAGTGGTTTTCTTGCATGGGTCGCTTACCACACTATGCGTTTGAATGGTTATATCTATCAAGTGGATGTATTAGGGTCTAATAATTTAGAACTTTGGGGTGATCGGTTACTACTTGGTACTAGTTTAAGCTATGATGTAGTTGTAGATGTTAGTGGAAAATATGAGCTAGGTACAGATATTAACCTAAATAATGATGCCCTTGTTATAGATGCTGTTGGTAAGACTATTAATAAAGCAGAAGCAGAATATTTGCTTTGGAAAGCTGTCACTACTGTAAGACCCAGTCCGAGAAACAAACACTTTATCGACTGTATGCACTTTGCACGTCATTGGATTGAAAACGGTTATCTTGAGGTTGATTCATTCTGGACACAGTGTTACAATCGTACTACTGAATGGCAACAAGCGTTTGCGGATGGTGTGGATCGTCCGAACGGTTACAGTAGAGGTTATATCAAATGGGACTAAACACTGAACAACGACAAGACGTCGTTTACTTTACAGGTTATGAAGTCGAACATACAGTGTGTTATGGCATGTACACATTGTTTGTGGTTGGTACTCCCACTCTTGAAGAAATCTTGCGTAAGGCAGATGATACTCAAGCATACTTAGATGAGTCTAAACGTATTCGACACATTTACTTTGGCACTAGTCAGAGTTTTAATCCTAAATCAATCAGCCACGAAGAATATCGAGCGTGGGACGAAGTTATTATAGGATGCTTGAAAAAAGACTATTGGGTTACTTTAGACTTTGGTGTTGAACATATCGAAGGCATACTGGAGTCTGCCTACAACGAATACCCTCGCTTTGTTCCTATGATCAGTGTCAAGTTACCTTACATTAATCAACTCAACTACAATGCCACACTTAAACTGGACGACCGAACTTGGGGTGCTACCAATCCAGGCGTGTGGACACATCACTTGCAGAGCTTGATGAGTAAAGACAAGTATACTCATTGGGATCAGTACACACAAGATGCAACACTATGATTATTAAACAAGACATAAGGCCACTTAAAATGATTTGGGTTACTTTTCGTAAAGAAGGTATCCATTGCTATCCGGCGGCAGCCACAGATCCAAACTTGGCAACAGGAGATGAATATGATGTATCGTTCCTTGCTAATCCTCACCGCCATATCTTTCATTTCAGGGTGTGGATCAGTGTGCAACACAATGACAGGGACATTGAGTTCATCCAGTTCAAACGATGGCTCGAGTCGCTGTATAATGGTCAAGGTTCCACTTTAAGCCTTGACTACAAGAGTTGTGAGATGATGTCAGATGATTTACATGGCATCATCTCACTAAAGTATCCAAGCCGTGAGGTATGGATTGAAGTCTCCGAGGATGGAGAAAATGGTAGTTTTATTAAGTATTAACAAGGAAAGCTAGAATGGCTAAGAATTATAAAGAGTATGCGTATTTTGAAAACCGCCCGGATGTAGTTAAGATCTTTGATGATCTCGAGGCATTCCATGAATGGTGTCGTTTTGAAATGGCACCATTTGACGAAAGTCATCTCTACAACAGAGAAAGTTGGGTTTGGCGTAATTTCGATAAGAGCCGCCGTGCTAAAAACGGCACAGGTGAACGCAAGCCATATCTGGGTAAAAATCCTCGATATGTTAAAGAGGCAAGATGACAGTCTTTGTTGTCGATTTAGAAGCAGTTGAAACCAGGTACACGGGTCAGTGGAAGACCCATGTGCCTGCTTTACTTAAAAAGGCAGGACATAATGTTCAAATTATCGCTGGCCCTGAGGATATTCCTACAGCCACTACTCCTGGTGCTTTTCTTAATTTTGGTGGCACCAATATATACAAGTCTAGTCAAGTTGAACAAATGGGCCGTTTATTTTGTAGCGGATCCGTTCATCCCGGCGA